CCTATGCTTCCTACTTCCCTTGTTTCATCACCAGATTGCACAAATAAAGCGGGAAACTGTGCATCACTTAATTCTTCTACTTCAAAAGGTTCACGAGTAATTTTTTTGAATTCAATAGGACTTGTAACAGCATCAAGTTTAGTGATTATATCACTTGCAATGTTTTCTCTTTTGCTCATATACCCAACTCTTTGAAATAAAACCTAGCAAATTCATCTTGAATTTTAATTTCTTCTTTATTACCTATGGCAAAAAAAGGTCTTTTTATTTTTCTTTTACCAACACCAAAGGTATCGTGATAACTTGCTATTTTTGCCCTCTCTGTATTTGAAAAAAACAAAGTGCTTTTCAAACCACCTGTTCTAAAATCTAAACTTCTAAACATCTTGCCTGTATCGGTTAGGTCTACAAATCCTGTTTGCCTACCCCGCTTTTTTCGGCTTCTAATAGTGCCTTTTGCATATCCTCGCATTTTACCACCATCTGGCAGTTTTCCCGCCTGTGTACGCTTTGTAATCATAAGGATAGCCATATTAGATACTCTTTTAAGACCTTTATCTATTACTGACTTTTGTTTTGCAGATAATTTTTTTAAAAAATTTCTTACTTCAATATCATTAATATCAACTTTGACATCAACTGCCATTATCTAACTAACCTTAGAAAATGTATTGGTTCTTTCTCACTATCTGAAACAGTACCGCCACCATCTTCATCATATTCAACACCATCTCTAAGTATAGCTTGAAATTCTTCTTCATATCTTTCCCTATAGAAATCTATCTGGACTTGAAATGTATCTTTGCCTTCCCCTGTATCTGGATCACGCCACTTTGTAAGTTGTGGATAAATATACTTCCATAACGCTAAATAAACTACAGATAATTCCCATTGTGAGGGTGTAAGTTTACTATTTGTCATTTCAACAGATGTTATTTTGGTAATATCTTTATAACGTACTGTATGCCTGTATCTTTCCCACCATTCTTCACGAATACGTCTAAGAACATCATTTTCTGCAAATTGAATTTGATCTACAAAAGTTGTGATACCAAAACCTAGAATATCTGGTTGAATTTTTTGTAAATGTGTATTTTGAACACTAAAAACTGTTGATGACATTATTCAGCCTTTTTTGTTTCTGTTTTCTTAGGTGCTTCTTCTTTTACCCATTCACTATCTTTTTTGGGTTCTTCTTTAGGTTTTTCTGCTTTTGGTTTTGGTTCTGGCTTGGGTGTTGGTTTTGGCTGTGCTTTTGGCTTACCATCATCAAGTTTCCAACCTCTTAAATTCCAAATGTTGATGTTGTTTTCATAATCAACTTTACGTCTTTCTATAACTCTATCGCCTTTTACAAGTTTGACCATATCCATAATTACTATTCCTTAATAAAAAGGGGTGGTTTCCCACCCCATAAGTTTTAGTTAGCTAGTGTGTCTGCTGTTAACTTAACACCATAGCTGTCATGGATTTCACTTACTCCATAAACTGCTGTAGCTACGATTTCATCTGCTCTTAATGAAGCATCTCTTTGTGATTCAATCTTGAGGTCTTGCATCATTGCTAAAGCAAGTGCATCTTGTGAGAATACACCACCAATAGAGTCATCTGAACCATCTACAGAAATATTTGAAGATTCAAAAATCTGAACTCCCGCTATTGTTCCAACAAAACCAGTTCTCATAGCTTCGTTTGAAAGCTCTGTATCTCTACCCACAAATGTATTTGTTAAAGACTTCTTAACATTAAAAATTTGCTTCGGGTGAAATACCCCATAGTAAGGGGCGGGTGCATTTGCTGTTCTTAAATCAGCAACCGCTTCAAATACGTCTGCAACTGTAAGTTCATTACCCGCACCACCCGCTCTTTCTGTTGAAAAACCTGTGAATAATGCTGATAAGTCTGCATCTATTTTTCTTGCAATAGCTTCACCAAATAACCTACCAATATCACCCGCAACATTTCTTGATGCTGAGTTTCTTGCTAAGTCTGTTAGTGTTGTCATAATTCCAACTTCTGATGCTGTGATAGTTACAGATGTTGGGTTTACTGCTGTATTACTTAAATCAGTTGCTTCGTTTACTGCTGATGCTGATACGTTTGCATAAATCGGTACTTCTACTGATTTACCACCACCCGCAATAGTGTAGTTTCTAACTAAGTTTCTCATTATTGATTGCTCACTAGCAACAAATAACGCTTCTGCTACGATTTCGGTGTAGAGTTCCGAAATGGTAGAACTGGTTGTTTCATTTGCCATTTTTTACTCCTATAAATAAAACAAGTTATGGGTTTGCATTAATAACTCTAGGTTGGGAATCTCTTTGCTTTTTGTATTGAGCATACTTTTTCCTATCTTCTGGGTTATTAAAATCTAACTCACTCAAATTTAAAGACTTATTGAGTTCTTGTCTATCCACATTTGACACCGAACCAGAACCACTAGGGGTTGCTGAAACAAAGTGCGGGTTTTGTGTTAAGAACTCTTGAACTAATTCATCTGTAGTCAAAAGTTCCCCCTGTTTATTATATCTAGCAATTCCATTCTTATCAAGAATTTCAACATTACCAGTTTCATTTAGCTTAATATCATTTTTCAAAAGATCAACAACTTGTGAAGCATTTATTGCTTTATGTTTTGATGCAGATTCTAATAATGATTTATTTATCTTAATATCTCTAAGTTGATTTTCTAATTCTGATTTTTCTTTTTGATGTTCTTGGGTTCTGGTTTTTAGTATTTCTTCAAACTCACCCTTTTGAATACGTTGCTTTTCTTCTGCTTCTTTTTGTGTCTTTACAGCATTGATAGCTACATCAATATCATCTACACCTAATTTTTTAAACATTGAACCTCGTTCTTTAGCTAATCGTCTTTCAACAATATTATTAACCTCGTCTTGAGTAAATGTTTGTGCTTGTGGTGTTTCTTGTACCTGTGGTGCTTCTTCTTCTTTTGTTTCAGTAGTTTGTTCTACTTGATTTTCTTCTGCCATTTCTTACTCCTATATATCCCAGTTTGGGTCTGTTGGAATCCAAGTATGTCGGCATCTATAACCACCTCGAACAATGAATGGGTCGCCAGTTGATTTTCCTTGCCAACCTTGATTATTCCAAATATCCCGAATTTCTTTTTCGGTTAATGTCCTATTTAGCATATTCTGGCAAAAAGGTCTACTATCCCTTACAAGCGTACCAGTATATGTAAAATGATTTAATCCAGCTTCTTGTTCTTTTGTTTCAGTAGTTTGTTCTACTTGATTTTCTTCTACCATTTGTATCTCCTTAGTTGGATATGCTTATTTGTATCATAATTATTAATATTAGTCATCATCTTCTGGTTCTAACCAATCATAATTACCTTCTTTACTTGCTATTTCTGGTAATCTCAAAGACATAGCTTCATCATAACTTGCAAAATATAAATATTCGTTGTCTTTAATATTTCTTCCGATTTCTCTAAATTTTTTATAATCCTTCAATGTAATATTCTTTTTTTCTACAATATCGATTGCTTCTTTTATTTCAAACCTCATTTTAATATGTCCTCCTCTAAAAATTGTATAAATCTAGGATCAGTTAAATCTTCCCTTCCCATATGATACAAACTAAAATTTTCAGCAAACCATTCTTTTGTATTTGTTGCTGAGTATCTTGTAGAACCATTTTTATAAAATTTTCTACCCTCATCAAAAGTTTTATCTTCCATAAGTTCTTCAATGGGCGATTGCTTCCATAAAGGTTGATTTAATGGTCTATTTTTCATCTGGTGAACTGTATGTCCAAATTCGTGATATAAAACACTTCTAAATCTATCAATTTCATTTTCAAAAAAATAAAAAGAATTATGTGGTCTTACCCAAGTATCTGGTTTTTTTGCTATTTCTTTAGATATTTTATCTGTTCTTTTATATTTATTTGCTAAATTTTGCTCACCTTCATATGCACCTTTGCCTAACAAAGCATTTCTTTGTCTTTTAATTATGTCTTGGTTTTTTGTTTTTTTATTAAAGTATTTGGGATTAATTTTTAAACTTCCTCCACCCATAGATGCTAATGCTCTACCTTTAGAATTTACATTTATTGACCTTAATTTTGGTACATCATAAAGATTTGATAATTCATCAAGTTCTTCCATTATACTAGATAATTGACTTGCTATCTCATCATCTAATTTTTCAACACCCAAAACTTTACCAACATTAGATTCATTAAACATAGTTGTTGTATTATATCTTGAATCTTTTGCATTTTTGGTAATTTGTTTTTGTAGCCTATCTGCAACAATAGAACTTGATATTACATCAACTTCACTTTCTTTAACTGGATTGTTTAATGTTGACTTTCTGCCTTTTTTTATTGGTGGTGCTTCCTCAACTACTGGTTCTTCTGGCACTTCATCTACTGTTTCCTCGCCCCATGCGGGGTCTGTAGGTATCCAAGTATGTCTGCACCTATAACCACCCCTTACAATAAATGGATCGCCTGTGGACTTACCTTGCCATGATCTATTGTTCCACATATCCCTTATTTGTTCTTCTGTAAGTGTCTTATTCAACATATCAATACAAAATGGTCTACTATCTCGAACTAATGTTCCTGTATATGTAAAATGTGTTAATCCCGCTTCTTTTGCTTTCGCTACTGTAAACTGACCATGAAACTGCATTACTGAATCGTGTGCTATCTGACTTGCATAACGTCTAAGGTTGTTTCCCGCCCTATCGGAAGCATATTGGGTATGTAATTTCCTTACAGCATCTTCTACTTGTGCTTTTTTAGTGCTATCAAACTTATTCTCGTTAATAAAATCAACTAATTCATTTATCTCACGAGTATTTGACGTTTTATAAACACCATTTATATGAGATTTGATATTGCTTACCATATCTTCAAATGGTCTACCCGCTATTGTACTTTGGTATATTTCATCATTGATAACTTTAGAAAATCTTTCTGCAATATCTTCAAAACCGCTAAACGATTGTGTTTTAAGAGCATTGATTGTCTGCAAATCTACTTCTGTAAGGCTTTTAAACTTCTTAGGAATAGGCATTTCGCCAAAAGTGTCTAATACCTCTTTGGCTATTTTATTGTACTCCTCATTAATGATTATATCGGCTTCATTGAGGTAGTTATCGGCAACTAACTTTCTGATTTGTGGCTGTAATTGTATTGCTAGTCTTTGTGATACAAGCTGACCTTTTGTTGCCCTTGTAACTTCTTTTACAACATCTTCTTCTAGTTTGTATAAAACATTAATTATACGTTCTTCATGCTGATCTGCTAATTTTTCTAAAATTCTGGACATTATAACGGAAAATCTTTTTTCCACGCTTTTATTGACCAGAAGGCGGGTGATAAGGACTTTTGCCCTTTTACTTCTTTTAGAACACCACCCATTCTAGCTAAAAATGATCTTTGTCTAGCGGGTATGCTTTTCTTGATAGACATACCTCTAGCACCAAAAGTAACTTTGTTGACTTTACCTGTAGCTTTGTTTTTGACGTAAACACCAAATTTTTTTCTTTTAGATTCTGCTGTAGATAGCCTAAAAGGTTTATTTAATTTTACTTCTTTTCCTCTGTATTTAGCCATTGCCTATCATCTAATCTTTCGTTTGTTATCATTCCACAAGCTATACATTTATAAACATCTTTTAACTCGGTTTTTTTAAGTGCAACTTTGCACCTAATACAAAATTTAATTTTTTCTTTGTCCATATAATCATTTCTTTTTTCTGTTTCTCTTTTGTGCAGTTTTTATTATTTCTTTATCAAATGTTGCCCTTGCACCTAATTTTATTAGTTTGTTTACTCTTGCCATAGCCCACGCTGACATGGGTATTCTAGGTCTTGAACCCGCAGATAAAAATGCACCTTGACCTTTACGATAACTTCGTTTCAAGTCTGTAATATTAAATAATCTAGATTTTTTTGCTTTTGCTCTAAGTGTTGCAACAACTTTAGCTGATAAAGGTTTTCTTCTTACTGCCATTATGCCCTGTTCCTTCGCCTTAATAATGCCAATGGTATTTTTGCACCAGACCTATATAAAGCACTAATTTGTTTCAATAAGTTTGCCCTAGCATTTCTTTTTGCACCTTTTAGACCAGATAGATATTTTTTTGGAATACCTGTTTGTTTGTCTTTAGGAACTAATCTACGCTTCTTCTTCTTCCTCGCCAACTGTTTGTCCTTCTACTTCTGTTGTTGTAAATTGACCTCTAACTGTTCTGGTGTTG